GAGTAAACTTCGTATCTACGCTATTTTTTAAACTTTTTTAAACCTTAAAATATGCCCAAATACACTAAAACACACCAAAATTAACTTGCAAACATTATTTCTATACCATAAAAAAATAACCTATCACTCCCTAAAAACACACTCCCTGAAAGACCATAATAGGTCTTATTTTTTTATCCTAAAATGGCTATAAATCAAGTTTTACACTTAAACAATCACTCGTTTAAAATTCAAATTTAATTCACTGTCAACTCATTAAACTTCACTTCAGAAACAATACACTATCACCGAAACATCTCAAAACAATAAAAAGCCATCAAAATATCATTTATAAAACTCATAAAATAACCTATCGTAAAAACGAAAAAAACGTTTTTACACCTTGATTTACAAGCAAAAACAACGAATAAGCTATCGTAATTTTACCGAACACTCCGAAATAAAATGCTTAGACGAAAACAAATTGTTTAAGCAGTTGCCAGACGATCCATATAAACATTAATGTTTAACTGAAAAAATATCTGTGAAGATTAGCGTGACCGTAGGGAACGATAATCAAGCAGGGAAGTTATATACGAGCGTAGCGAGAATATAACTGACTAGCTGTGCACAATACAACAAATCAATATCTCATCATTACAAAACTTCATTGTCATAATAACACAGTATCATAATTCCTATTAATTGTACAATCTCACATAAACTTACAATTTATAATTACAATCAAAATTATAATTATAAATATAACCAATACACTAAAAGTTTACATATAAATTTGCATAAGTATATTGACAACCATTTAATTGTACATTATAATTGTAAATGTACTATTAAACGAGTGCGTTTGAGAGTTGCTTACTTGATTTGCTTGCAATTTGAAATTGCAATTTTTAAAATATGATTTCACTTCAATTTATCTCTCAGCTCTATTAGTATACCCTTTCACCATTAAACGAGTACATTTCACCATTAAACGAGTACACTTGAAATGATATCATATTTTAAAATCAAATTCAAGAAGTAAATATTGTTTATAAAATTGTAAGTTATAGGAAGTGATATTTAATGTCAGTTAATTGTAGTAAACAATAAATTTTTTGGGGCGTTTACGCCACAGTAAGGATTCTCTTATTACTAAAGATATCTAGTATTATTCTACTCTACACTTTGACCTACACTTTTGGTATACAGATTGCACACTTTTTTGCATTTTGACCTACACTTTTGGTATACAG